TGGTCCACGATAAAACGAATTTATCTTTATAGGACCACCCACGTGCATTCTAAGAGGTTCAAATACTTTTTCTGATATAAGCCTCATGTTGGCTAAATGAACATCAGAGGGATCATTTTTTAAACCTAGCCTTAAAGCAGTTATACTATGTATACCTTCTTTGTAACTGACGTGTTTACTTAATCTTTCCATCATTTATTTTTTTAACAAAGGCCACAGTGACCTCCACATAGTTCACACATATTATTAAAATTTATTAGCGTTATTAATTTCGTTTATTGTTTGTTGTATTTCTTCTAAATCAGTAGGTAATTCTAAATCTAAACCAGCTTTAAAACTAGCTTCTACTGAACCGTTTTTAAATATTAAAATCGTGGGTGCCATACGAACCCTATATTCTTTTTTTATTTTTGGAGCTTTAGCTATGTCTATTCTATAGTATAAAGCATCTTTTACCTGCTTCCACTCAGCAAAACAATTTGCTTCATTAAACTTAGCCCAAAACTCTACTAAAATAGTTTCTTCGTTGTCATCACCAAAAGCACTATTATCGCTTATTTTATTTTCAAAACTATCATCATCTAACCATAATTCTTCTGGTACTTCTGTTTGACTAAATGATAATAATGGTAGTAAAATTAAAATTAAAATGTTTTTCATTATTATTTTTTTTGTAATTCATATAACCTCTCGTCGATCTTATCTAGTTGTTCTCTCATTGCTTCGACATCTTCCTGTGTATCAAGTATTGTCTGACGAATCAACTCGTCTTTTAAATCATATTCTATTCTATCAATAACCGGAGCAGGAAGTTCTTTCGCTTCAGCTATATCAGCTTGTAAAGCAAACCACATACCAGCAAGCGTAACTATGCCTGCGCCTATTGCTCCTAATGTTTTTAAATCGAGTGTTACTTTAGTTTCTTCTGATATTTGTTTTGCCATTTTATCTAAATGTATAGTTAATTCCAATATTTGAGTTAAACATTTCTGAGTCCCAGAATTTAGTATATTCACCTTCAATAAATAAACCTATTGATTTACTAATCTTTAAACCAAATACTAAACCTGCTTGATAATCACTCCACTGTTCGCCTTCTAATAAATCATTGTGACCACCTTTACCCCAGCTATTTCTATGTAGGTAACTAAAATCTTCGTTACCTTGTACGTATTTATGATATGGTAATATCCAGTTGCCATATGCATGTAACCAGAAGTTTGACTTATAATGGTAGAAGTCAATACCGACAATAGGAGCAACTTCACCAAACGGATCTAGTTCAGCCCATGCTTCTTGATTAAATCTGTTTAACAGCTGAGGCATTATAAGATCTCTAAACTGTTGATCAGTATGTGCAACTATAGTTCCATCTGCTTCATTTATCCAATACCAGTCATATATATTATTACCAAACTCATCTGTTGACTGATAGAATATATCATCATAACCATATTCAAAGCCCAGCGTATACCATGGATTTAATGCGTTACCATCTTCGTCCATTTCATTTAACCATATTTCTACAGGATTATAACCGTAAGGACGCTGATGTGTCCTATATATAGCACCTGCAGATACACTAAACTTCTTACCAATAGGTAACCTAGCTCTTAATTCACCAGACATATATTCAAAATCTATTTTACCAGTCTCTCTAGCTTCAAATTTTGCTATATGATATTTACCTGTATGTCTTATAAATAATCTTTTATTATCAAACTCATTACCATTAAACCTTTCTTTTTCCCAATGTAATACATATTCAAAACCTTTAACAGAAGATGTTGGTGCAGATAATCCTACATTACTTTCTGTACCGTTGTAAAAATTAGGTTTATCTTCATAACCAAATCTACCTAGTTTACGTATACCAAAACCATATCTATAATTAAACGGATGGTATTTAGCTCTGTCTTCTACTCTAGGTATACCGTAAAAATCTTCTGGATCTGTACGTATAAAGTAATTAGGTTGTACTAGTTGTGAGTTTTCTATATTACCAGCCGCATATACAGTACCATATTTTAAAAAGTCATTGTATACTTCTTTAAAAAAGTTTTTCTTTTGTTCTTGTGCTGTTAAATTAAAACTAACTAGTAGTATTAAAAATGTTATAAATTGTTTCATAATTTAGTAAAGTTATTATAGTATATGTAATCACTTGTTTTTAGCAAAAATTTAATTTATAGTTCTTCTATTAATTATTCTGTCTTTGCCTTCAATTGTTTTTCTGTTTTGTATCCTTGGACCGTATAATATAGGTTTTTTATCTTCTTTGTCAGCGCCTATTTCCCAGTCTTGCCAACCACCAAGTAAAGCTAATCTTTCCCACATCTCAAGATCTTGTGTAGTAGCTTGTACTACATTGTTAGTTTTCTTTACTAAACGATCTACTGGTACGTTTGTTGTAGCTGATATTACATTAGCCCCAGCTAGTAACGCTGGATTATCTATAGCAAAACCTTTTTCTCTCATTTCTTCTTTTTCCCATTGGAAAGCTCTTGCAGCTTGATTTATCCTAGATAATTTAGAAGATATTGGTGGTGATATTCTTGTTAATTCATAACCAACTTTCTCGTATTTAGGATTAGGTTTTTCCGACTCATCTATAACTCTCTTAATAACATTTTTACCTACAGATACAAAAGCACCTGCTACACCAAGTCCTCTTAATAACGAGTCAGCCATACCGTTAGCTATATTAATATACTTATCTTCCTCTTCTTCTTCATCAATATCACCAAATGCTATAGCAAATACAGCTTGTTGTAAAGCGTTGAATATTAAGTTTTGTACAGCTGCATAATATATTATTTTAGATATGTTAGTTTTCATATCACCTCTACGATTTATTAAATCAGAAGAAGCTTTCTTTATTAACCTAGCATACTGCATCGGTGTGTTACCAAATGCTAATATTATTCTACCTAATGGACCAGCTTGTTGAGCAGATATTCTATCAGGTCTACTAGACTGTTGCGACTCTTCAGCTATTTCTCTAAAATCTTTAAATGCTCTTTCTTCTGCAGCCTTTTGTTCTATACCTTGTTTCTTATATTTATTAATCCTGTTTCTATAAAAGCTAGCGCCACCTGAAGCAATAGCAAAGCTATCAGCTATTTGTGTAGGTAAAAATCCTAACTCAAGCATTTTACTTACAACACCTCTTGCACCACCTTGTCTCGCCATGTTTGCTATATCAGCTTCGTTAACATTTATTCTTAAACCTCTACGTCTATCAACTAAAAACTCTGAGTTCATTAAGAACATAAAGTCTTTCCAAAACTGAGGTTGATTAGCAAAAGCTTTACCAGCTTTAAATATATTGTTATCGCTAAAGTTTATAAAGTTAACTGATGATATTGTTTGTAGTAACGCAGATCTAGTATTGAAAAACATTATAGTACCAATACTATTTGTTAACCAGTCTGTTACTCTACCTGTTATACTATCACTTTGGAAGTTTCTATTTCTACCTGTTTTCATACGCTCTAGTATACCTTCTAAAGCAACTCTATGTGCTTTACCAAAAGCAGCTTCCATTTTATTTAAATTCTTTTCAGAAAATATTATATCAACATTGTTTTGCCACTGTTGTAAATGTTTAGCTCTCTTAGTAGTACCTAAGTTTTGTAATAAGTCAGTTGTTATAGTACCACCTAACCAACCAATATTTGGTTTAACGTAACCATCTTCTTTATTAATAGCTATTAATTGATCTGCAAAAGTTTTTAAATCTTGTTTACTATTAACATAATCAGTAAGTTCTTTTAAATCTGCCTTACTTAAATCAGGTATAGTCATACCTTGTTTGTTCCAAATATATACTCTAACAGCTTGTTCGTTAGTAAATGTTTCACCTGCTATTTTTTTACGCAAGTTTTTTGGAACAATGCCTAGTTGTTTCTTTAATTGTTTATAATCATTCATTAAAGATATTCTCTCTCTTGATACAGCATGCATTGCTGTAGCAAACGGATCTAATAAATTCTTTTTATACCAAGCCATTTGGCTATCACCTAGCTTACCTTTTGATAAAGTACTGTATAATAAACCTACAAAGTCTTCAGCTGATGGTGGTATAAAGAATTTAAACCTACCTTTATTAGCGCCAACAACAGTTGCTTTGGCTCTACTATATTCTTTTTCTGCAGCAATACCTGTCTTAGCTTCTAGTATATCATTAAAGTCTCGATCAAGTTTCTTTTGCATGTTCTTATAAGCTACTCTTGATTTTGATTTAACATCTAATACTTCAAGAGCATCTTGTACTGCTTTAACGTTTTTATATACATCATCTGTAAAATAAAAATCATTATAACCTTCTGCAGCTTTACCAATAACCCAATTAGCTTTTGCTTGTGGTGTGCCATCCTCTAAACCTGTAATGTTTTCTAGCGGTACTTCTAAACCTATACCTTTTAAAAACTCGTATATAGCTTGAGCTGAAGCTTGTGGTCTAGCTGTTAAAACAAATACATCTTTATTACCAAATTTTTCTATAGCTTTTTTAAGCTTCTCTGATGCTAATGCAGGTTTACCGTCTATTACTTCATTAAACTCTGTAAAATCAAACTCAGCATTTTGTTCTTGTAGCTTGCTATGTTGTTTAGCAAACTCTGCAGGTGTAATCTTTTTAACTTTACCATCAGGCATTTTGACAATTATTTTACTAGCTGTTGTAGCTAGTGTATCGTCAAAGTCAAATATACTAATACCTTTTTTAGGTGCTTTAGTGTTTTTAGCATTACGTAAAGCTTTATCATGGTTGTTTAAATCGTTTTGTAATCCTTCGTTATTAGTAGCTTTACTATATTTAGTTTTATTCTTTTTAAATGCTTTTGCTTTACTTTGTTCTATAGCTTGATTAGTTGAAAAGCCTTTAGCATCTATATTAAATTCTTGAACTATATTGTTACCATTTGCTAATATAATATTTGATGGATCAATACCAGCTACGTTTTCATTAAAATATCTAGCCCATATATTATCAGTTATCTTCCAACCTTCTGGTGTTATTGATGTGTAATTAAATGGTTTACCGTTTGGTTTTATACCTTTTAATTTTCTATCATCTGCTTTTGATAATAAACCTTGTTGATAATTTTTTTCGATGTTTGCAAAGTTTTCATTTACCTTACCTTCTAATGCACTAGTAAATAAATATTTAGCAACTAAACTAGCGGGTAATGTATGCTCTTCTACTTTACCATCAGTTAGTATTTTTGAGTAAAAGTTTATTGGCGCAGATGTTCTAACAAAGTGTCCCATACCTTGACTAGTACTAGACAATAAAGCTCCTATAAATTTAGCATTGTTTTTATCTTCAGCTATTAACTTTTCAAATACATTAAATATTTTCTTTAAACCTTTTATACTAGATTTTTGTCTAGCTTGAAACTCACTATTACTTATTTTATTTTCTATGTTAGTATAACTTTCTCTATTAACAGCATTAGATATATCAACATCTGATTTAGCAAACTCAACACCTTCTATAAGAGTTTCAAGATCGCTTATACTTGTAAAGAAAAAACCTCTTTTAGGTCCTGATACACCGGCGTTAGCAAAAGTACCTACAGTAAAAAACTCTTTAGGTAATCTTGGTGCTAATACTTCTTTAATAAATTTTCTAAACTCAACAACATCATTTTCATTATTAGAGTCTGGTAATATTATACCTATAGATTTTAATATACCTCTCCAGTTTTTATTTTCAGCAGCAAATTCAGTAGGGTTTTTTATAAAGCTATCATCTTCCATAAATTGGTTTTTGCTTTTTTCTATGTTAGCTTTTGAATATGCTATCCTACTTTTTTGAGCAGCTGTAACGCTAGCTGTTTGTTTTTTAACAGCAGGCGTTTGAGTTTGTTGTTCTAGTACTCTTTGCGCTGATGACAAACTAGCTTGTTGTGAGTATGTTTTAGCAACACCTTTTAATAACTGACCTATACTTCTATTGTAGTTATTAAGTTGTCCAGTTGGAGTTATACCTAAATCATTTTTAAATTGTTCAACAACTTGTGGTGATGGGTTTCTAAACTCTGGTTTTAATTCCCATATAGCTGGTTGTGATGTTAAACCTTTTGATCTTCTATTTGTTTTATTATAAAAGTAATTTAACACTCTACCTTTCATACCAATAGATAAACCTTTAACATCTTTAGCTACATCTATGTTTTCACCTAACTCATTTATATCCGCGGTGTCTGCACTTACATTTTCGTCAGGTAATATTCTTATAAATTTTTCTGCGTTTTGTCCTTGTCTAAACCAGTCTTGTATATTACCAGCTTCAGAAGCTTCTGGTATACCGTTAACTATTTTTTTAGCGTAAGTTAAATTTTTAGTTGGACTAGTTATTTTATCTGCAGGAACATTAAATACTTTATTAGCTACATTGTTAACGTTGTTATCTATAACTTGTTTAAATGTATCGTTAGGATTTACTTTAACACTACTAACTAAATCACTTTCGTTTACTCTATCAAACCTAAGTATATTTATTTTACGTCTATCAGTAACATCTTGCGGTGTTGTTTCAGTTTGTGTATCAGCTATTTGTCTAGTAGACTGATCTATTCTTGTCTCTCTAGCTCTTCTAGCTTGCTCTTGTGCTAACTGTTTATTAGCATCTAATCTAGCGAAGTTAGTATTAGCAAAAACAAACTCACCAAACGTTTTATTCATAGCAGGATCAAAGTTCATTAACCTGTCTTGTATACTTTGTATTGTAGCATCTGCTTGAGCTTTACTACTAGACCTAGATCTTACATAGTTACTTATAACACCATTAGGTTGTGTAGCGTCAAATGCTTTTGTAAACACTTCAGTATTATTTTGAAACTCTTGTTTTGTTTTTATAGTATTAGGTACTATAGCGTTAATAGCATCTAACGCACCTTTTGACTCTTTAATTGTAGTTTCTTGTTCAACTGGTTGAGTACCTATTAAAGAACCTGTAGCTCCTTCAGCCGCTAATCTTCTTTGTGCTAAATTTAAACCACCTTCACCAATACTTTTATTATAATCTCTTACAAAGTTGTATACGTCTCTACCGTTATTAAATTTAATATTAACGCCAAACCTTTGTAGTGTTCTTCTAATAACATCACCTATTCTAGTAAAAGAGTTTTCTTGGAACTTAATATCACCAGTAGCAATAGCATCTGAAAAAAGAGTTAATGCTTCTTCCATTTGTACATCTCTTGACTGATCGTTATATAAAGCCATACGCTCTTTAAATTGACTGTCTTGTATTTGATTAACATCAATTTTATTTAACTCAGATAATAAAGAATTACCTAAGTTAATAGCGTTTTGTGGATTATCTTTAACTGTTTTAAATAATACAGCATGTAAAAACTCATGACCAGCTACATTAACAGCTTGATCTTTTACAGCTTGTTCTTTATTTAAAATAATATCTTGAGTACCATCAGCTCTTTGTATTACGAAACCTTGTTGACCAGCAGATCTTTTAACATCAGACACGTTAATATCTTCTGTTTCATTTAAAAAGTTTTCTACTTCTGCCGTAGTATTAAATCTTCTTACATTAACACCTTGTACATCTTCAGCTGCTTGAATTACATTAAAAGCGTTTTTATTAAATTCGTTTTCTATTCTAGCTTGTGAAGAATTAGCTATAGCTTGTTGTCTTTCTTGTATTGTAACATCAACAGTTGCATCAGCATACTTGCTTTGTATTTCTTTTATTTTATTTGATAGCTCAGTTTTTTTATTAACAGCTGATTTAGTATCATTGTTTTTTAAAGCATTTAACTTTACTTCTGCATCTATTATATCTGCTCTATCGTTTACATCACTTATTTTAGGATCTATCTTTTGATCAAGATTTATTCGCTGCATGCGATTATCTATAATTTTAGACATGACTTCGTCATTATCTATTTTAATAGTTGTTCCCATTATAGTAGAGTCGTCCATGCCTTTAATAACTTCTCTAAACTTAGATGCACTTAACACTTCACCATTAATACTATATTTAGCTGGAGCTACTACATTAGCTGTAGCGTCTAATAAAGCTTTACCTGGTTTTATTTTTATACCTGAAGTTGCTTTACCAGCTTCAAGAATAGTAAATGATTTATCTGCAAAACCTTCTGTTAATATTTCTCTTGCATCAAACTCTTGACCAGCTGCATATTGACCACCTATTTCACTAGCTAAACCACCAACTGTTTCTGTAGTACCAGCTGCAACAACTTGAGCACCTCTTGCTAAAGCAGTTCTACCAGTGCTAGCAACTACTTTTCTAGTTGCACCTGCAGCACCACCAGTAACCATACCAGTTACAGTATCTATAAAACCAATAGTTAAACCTCTTTTTAATGCTCTATTTGTAATTTCTGATTTTAACTCTGGATTATTTATTATTTCACTAGATATTGCAAACCTTTGCTCATCAGTCATATTAGCCCACTGTAATTTACTACCTCTTTTCTTTAATTCTTCTTCAGCTACTTCTTGTAATAATTCAGCTGTAGTAAAACCTATTTCCATTGTAGTAGATAAACCACCCATTGCTCCAGATATAGTACCTGTTACTCCAGCTGCAACTGTACCAATACCAGGTATAACACTACCAGCAGCTGCAGCAGTACCACCAACAGTAATTGCGCCAGCTGAGGCAGCAGCAAAAGCTTCTTCTGATGATGTTAAACTAGCATACATGTTACCCATAGACTGTGCTGAAAACTGAGTCATAGCTGTAGGATTTTCCCACCATGATGAAAAGAAAGCTTTAAAACCACCCATGTCTTCTTTTTTCTTAGCATAAGCTTCGCCAAACGCTATCATCTCATCTGTCTGTGCTTGGTTCTCCATTTGCCTAGCAGTTTTTAAAAACGCCATTAACTCTTCAGGTGTTGTGTCGTCTTTATATAATTCTAACGCTGTATCAAGACTATAACCTTGAGCTTTACCAGAGTCCCACGATCTTGATAAATCACCAAAAAAATCAGTAACTTCGTTGCTACCAAATACTTTTTCTGGTACTGTTAACAACTTACTAGGGTTTATATCTATAAATTTATCTAAACCTTTTTTCTCAACTTCTTCAGCTTCTTCAAATCTTTCCTTTTCAGTTTTAAACTTAGGTAAAGTTAAATCAGGTATTGACTCTTGTTTAGGTTGTTTTAATTGTTCAGGTGTTAAACCAGATAATATAGCCGCTCTACTTGGAGCTGATCCCAACGAACCATCTTCCAAGCTGAACTCCGATTTTGGTGCTTGATTGTCCGGCGCCGCGTTCGCACCCACAGTCGTGGCACCTGTTATCTTTCCCACTTGCGCTAGTTTTTCATCAAACTCTGCTAGTAAAGCAATAAACTGTTCTTCACTAACGCCTGCGTCTTTGAGAGATTTTATATATTCTTCTCTAGTCATATTATTTAATTTATTGTGTGTTAGGTGTATATCCTCTAAATGTATTAATACCGTCTATATAAGATTTTAATGTTTGCTTAGTACCAGTAGCTGGGTTTGTTATCATAACAGCGCCTGCATCTCTACCACCAACTTGATATTTATCACCATCTTTAAAATGACTATATATATCTTCTTTGTTGTTTGCTAAAGTATATGATACCCATTTTTCCATGCCACCAACTTTTTTACCAGCAAATTGTCTATTGTTAATATCTACTTTACCAGTACTACCATCATCAAACAAGTGGTTATAAAAGTTTTGTAAACCATAGTTTTGAGCTAGTTGTTTATATTTAACTTCGTAAGCTCTAGCGTCTCTACTTTCACCATCTGCTTTAGTACCTATTTTTAAATATAGTTTTTCAAAAGCAACAGGATCAGATAAATCAAATATAGCTGTTTCATCACCTAAATCACCAAACTCTTGTAAACCATCTTCATTAACTTTTAATTTCATATTTTTATTAGCTACATATGAAAACGCTATTTGTTTACTATCAGGATTATATAGTACACCTTTTATATCTCTGTCACCTACGTCAGTAGATATTTTTTGATTTAAAAATATTTTATCCATATCAGTGTTGTATGTAGTTCCATACTCTTCTTGGAAATCACCAACGCCTACAAAACCACCTTCTTCATCTGGTATAGGTGTTGATCCACCTAAAAAGCTACCTATTTCACCAAACTTCTTTTCTGAATAACCTTCTATTTGTGTATTAGTTCCACCACCTTTTGGACCACTAGGATCTTTTGGTTGTGTAGGTGAAACAAACTTACTACCAATACCAGCACCAATAACTGAGTTAGTTAAATACCTTTTAACCATGTTATTTTTAGCTTCATTTAAACTACTTCTAACTTTTTTAACTTCTTCAGGATCTGTTATACCCATTTTTCTTAATATACTGTTTTGATATGATATATCGTTTTTAGGTAAATCTAACAACATAGCTAGTTCATCTGCTAGATTAGGGTCTTTTACTTTATCCATTAATAACTTGGTACCTTCACCACCTACATTGTTTAACTCTTCAAGCCTTATAGCGTCGTTAAATTTAACTTTGTTATTAAATATATCATCAATAACGCTACCATCATCAGGGTTATTTTCATCTTGTTGTTGTAGTTCAGTAACAAATTGCTCAACTCTATTTTTAACATCTGTTTCACCGTAATAAGCTCTACCTGCCATGTTACCTTCAGTACCTTTTACAGACTGACCGTATGCGTTTCTTTTTTCTAAATCAGACTTAGCTTGATTTAATAAACTTTCTTCAGCGGTTTTTATATTTTCTTCTATTTGTTTTCTAGTTTCAGGATCATTTTCACCTATAAGCCTTTGTATTTCTTGAGCATTATAAGTTAATTGTTTAGGATTATAATCTGGATTTATAGTTTTACCGTCTGCTAAAAACTTATTATCATCAACAGGTAATTCACTATCAAACCTAGGGTTATTAATAGTAACACCCATACTAAAATCGTTGTCACCTTGATATTTAAAACTTATATTACCACCCTCTCTAAAATTACTTTTTAATCCTTTTATTACTGAAGCATATTCTAAATAACTACCAGAACCATGATCATAATCTTCGTCTATTTCTAAGTCTTGTATAAAAGCTCTATCAGTTATACCGTTAGCAGCCGTTATTTTAGCTTTAAAATTAGCGTTAGCTTTGTCTAAATCTAATTTACTTTTTTTACCAGTCTCTTCTATCTTACTACCAAACAAACCAATACCACCACGTTTACCAGTAGCTTTTACCTCTAATCCTTGTTTTAAAAATGTTTGTATTTCTGCTTCTAATTCTTCTTGAAACTTAGCTCCAATATTACCAGAGGCTTCAGCTTCTTCACGCATCTTATCTGCCTGTGCATATAAATCATTTTCATATTCTTTTCTTTCTGCGATTTTTTGATCGTAATAATCCATTACGTTAGTAAACTGTTGATTAAACGACTGTTGCATAGCTCTGTTAAAACCTGTAAAATCTTCACGATAAAATCTTGGATGTCTATAACTCATATTATTTTATTTTTATATTAAAGACCAAATGCTTTTTTAAGTCCACCACCTGCAGCTGCACCAGCACCTATACCACCAATAGCTCCTAACGCTTGACCAAATCCTTGACTTGCTTGAGCTCTTAATGAAGCAGCTTGTGCTCTTGACTGATCTAATAAACCAGCTAATCTATCTTCATCTCTAAACTGTCTAGCTTCTTGAGCTTGGAACTGGAATATATCACCTCTCATTCTTGCTGCATCAACTCTACCGCCTTCAGCTAATCTAGCTTGTTGTGCTTGTTGAGCGCCTTGTGCTCTTAATCTAGCGTTTTGTACTTCTTGTTGTTCTATAGTAGCTGATATACCAGCCTTACTTCTTAATGCTGCTTGCGCTAATGCCGTAGCACCACCAGATCCAGCACCTGTAGCTCTTAATGTATCTAACGTACTAGCTAGCGATAGATCAGCTTCTTCAGCTTGAAACTCTGCTGCTTGTGTTGATACTTGTAAATTACCCATTGTATTACTAATTAAACCAGATCTATCTACAATATTTTGTGATGGATCTATTACATCTTGTCTATTAGCAACTAATCTATTTAGTTTACCTTGTAATCTTCTAGCTCTAGCCGCTTGTCTACGTGCAGCTCGCCTAGCTCCAAACCCTTGGATTAAACCACCTATCATTGAAGACGCTGCACCTGCTATTAAACCTACTGACATATTTTTTTATTTAAATTTATGATGATATATTTATTTCGTTACCTACCGCAAATAACTCTGCTTTTTCTTGACCTGAAATATTATTAGGTTCATAATATTGTAACTCAAACTCTGCAAAATAACCTTTAATACCTGTTGTTGTGTTAAACATATTTGGGTTAAAACCACTATTAAATGCACTAGATAAATAAGGTTCATCTTGCCTTAGCTCTTTGTAATACTTACTTTCCTTTAGTTCAAAACCCGCATTTATTGGCCTATTGTCTGCTCCTAGTATAGTTACACCACTTTTAGGAATTTTATATACTTTCTCTTCTTGGCTAGTGTACGTAACACCAGACCTAACTACGTTCTCTGCTTGACCTGATTCTAATGCCCAACCAGTACTACCCTCATAATAAAAAGTTAAAAATGATTTAATACTTCCTGCAGCATCGTTCATTATAAACTTAACATAAGAAGGATCACTATATACAGCTGAATAAAAGTTATTATATTGACCAGCTAAAGATCCTACGTAGTGTTTAAATATAAACTGTGTATTAAAAGTATAAAAATTATTAGCTACACTAGTTCCAAATAAAGGTTTGTAAGAATATAAACTAACCCAACCATTTGCTTTTTCTGAATAAGATATTGTAGCAAAACCTGTATTAGCAGTGTCTATTTGTGGTTTAGTTGTTTTTGATTTTTTACCTTCATTTATTGTAGCACCTTGTAAAGATACTATATATTGATCATGTACTTCATCGTACATACCATACGCTTTGTCTGTTATTTTTAATAAATCTCTAAAGTAATTTTTCATACCAGCGTTTGATATAGGTGTTAAACCTTGTCCACCACCTGCACCACCTGATAGTCTCATTACAACTCCTCTGTTTTTATCAGTAAAATATTTTCTGTTACCAAACACAGCAAAGCTTTCTGGGTTTTTACTTATACCATACTTACCTGTATATGCCGCAACTTGACCTATAACTTTCATACCACTAACTGTTAAGTTACCACCTTCAGCTGTAAATATAGCATCTTTATCTATCAAAGCTCTACTAACTTTATTTTCTTGAAATATATTTAAGTTAGTTTCTTCTGCGTGTAGTTTTTGTATACTACCATGTGATAAATCTACAGCTCTAGTTATTGCTGCGCCAATAGGATACTCATTAGTTTTGTTAACTTTTGTTTTAGAGTTATATATACCTGAATACATCATAGCATTAGGTCTTCTTCTTGGCCCATACTCATTATCTGTTGCGTAAGCTCTAGCACCAAAATCAACAGTAGTACCATTAAACTCACCAAATATTCTAGCTTCTTCTACATGCCATTGACCTGGTGATGGACCTACACTTGAGCTTGTTGATAACGTAGTTCCAAGCGCCGTGCCTCCTGTTATTAAAAACGAATTATAATAATTAATTTCTATCTCTTGTGCCATTAATATAATCTTGTATTTTTATATATTTGTTTTTGTAATCTTTACCTTTTAATATACCTCTGTTTGGTATTTTATATATAGTCTTATATAGATTATCTGATATTTTAGTACCACCATAATCGTATATATTTGTTTTATTATTCTTAGTTATTTTAAGTTTATTAAAATTTCTTATTTTAACTAAAGGTTCATATTCACCATTTGGAAAAGGATCTAGTACATCAGACCAAAATATATCTATAAGTATATCATCTTTTTCACCTAACATTTTACCTAATGTTAATATAATACCTAAATCATCACGAACATTACCAGTTACAACTATATCTATATCTTTAGTTTTTTCTTTGTTTATAAAACCACCTACTAAATAGTATTCGTAATTATGTATATTAAAATCACTAAATGCTTTCCACCATTTAATTAATTTTTTTAATGTTGGTTTTTTCCAAACTCTATTAACTCTCTCTATCATCACAAGCACTAATATAACTTATAGTAGTTACTACACCTGATGAATTTGTTGTAACACAAACATATTCATTACTACCTCCACTAGATCCACTAGGATTTAAATAAAAGAAGTTATCTGCACCAACTGGATTTTCACCAGCTGAGTCTTCATATATTTTATTACCTACAAACACTATTAAATAACCTGAAACGTTGTTAACATAAGGTTGACTATTGCTCATAGATTCTCTTGAAGCATAATGAGTTACGGTGCTAGAATTACATGGATCACAAGCAGTGCTACTAACACTAACATCTAAATCACCACCACCAATTACAGTATTTTCTTCATCAATTTGTAAGGTAAATGTTGTAGCTGTAGATCCAGTAATATTTTCATCTAAACTTATAGTCATAGTTCTTTGAGCTGCAGTTCTAGTAAAAAATGTAGTAGCTGTTTGACTTATCCAAGCTGTAGTTGTTTTTACTTGTAAACTATTACCTGTTATACCAAGTGTAAAAAATTGATTATGATTTGTAAAGCTAGCAAAATTATGAGTAGCAGTTAAACCAATATGATCTTCACTAGCTAGTAGTGAACCATTATTAACTGTAAACGTAGCTACAACAGCATTGTTACCTTCGTTACCTGATAAAGATACAGAAGTAGGTCCTGCTGTTTTTTGTGGATTAGCATTTGTTACTGTTAATGTTTTTGTTTCGTAAACAGTTACGTTATTATCAGGATCTGTTATAGAATATTCTATATCAATATTATCTTTATTCGTATCTGTTCTTCTTACATTACCTTGTAGTTTTGTTACACCTGTATTTGAATCTACACTAAAAAAGCTTGATCCTAAGTTTTGTCCTGATTGTGTAGCTACTGAGTTTATAGCAAATTGTAAGTTATAACCAGCTTGACCACTTGTTAAAGGCGAACCAGTAGAATTATCTGTAGCACTAACTGTAGTTACTGTTGTATTAACAGCTGTGCTTTCTGAAAATGTATTAGTATCTATAGAAACGTTATCAGCTCCATTAGCTGGTACGTTACTAGCTAACTGATCCGATAAATCTTCTACTAAACCGCATGTTCCTGTTTCATAATAAATATCTATAAGAGACTCAAATGGTTTTGTTTCAAAAACAGTTAAACCTCCACTTTGTTCTCCAGTTGTTCCGTTAGTATGTGGATCACTAGGGAAACCAAACGGAGTGTCTAAATCTACGTTGCTAACATTTGTAACGCTCACGTTTGTATTAGTAACACCAACTGGTTCTTCTTTTAAGTTAGGTAATTCAGCTACTAAAGGGTTACGTTCTTTACCTACAACAAAGTTATATATTCTAGGTTTTTTCTGTAAACCAGTAGAACCTGTACCTAAATTCATTTCTGCGCCTCCAGAAAATAAACCTTGCTCTATTGCTGAACCTATACTTATAACATCTATAAATTCTTGATTAGCAACACCAAGTTTTGATGGACCAGACGCATCTACAGATATAACTTTTGGATATAGCTTTGTATCAGATCCACTTATACCTTCTCTTTCAAAATCTTGTTCAGTAGGGTTTCTAGGTACTTTATTTATATTATCACCTTCTAATGTAAACCAACTTCTACCTTGAGAACTAGTATCTGCTTTACCGTCAATAACCTGTATTTCAGTACCATTTTGATCTGTTGTTTTTGTTGTTCCCGTGTTAGTCCAGCTATTAGAAGGATGTACACCGTATACATTATAATATTCTTGTTCAGTTTGTTTAACAACTAATCTATAAGAATACCAACCATGTGGATTATATGTACTACTATTTTGTGTGCCGTTGTAAACACCCTTAGCACTACTAGGAAATAGTTGATCATCTGCAAAAGATATTTTTAACGATTGTCCATATGCGGTTTGATTACTACTCCAACTATATCTTTTAAACGTTACTGTTACGTTATTACCAGCTGCACTTGAGTTACCTGTATTACCAGTTAAAGTAACAGTTGTTCCAATTACACTAGCAACAACACTATCATCACTACCTGTATTAAAACTTAAACCAGTATATGAAACTCTATCACCAATTTTTATATCACTGTTAGCAGAACCTAAAGTTATAGTGTTACTATTAGCAGCAACAGTACAACCACTTACAGTAGCAACTGTAAAAGTAGTTCTTTGATCTACAACATTATATGGTACTGTAAAAGTATCTGTAACATCATCAGTGCTTGAAGATAATACAACAGGTGATTGTCTACCGTATTTATCAGCAAAAACAATACCTACTTGATATGTTCTATCTTGTTTTATGTTAGAGTGTTTATGTGCTCTATGTAAATTTTGTATTATACCAAAAGTATCGTTAAACTCTGTGTCTGCTTTAGTAGCTAAATTTATAAAATAGTTTTGACCTTTTGTTCCCAACTTATCTTTTGGGTGCTCGTAGTTTTCTACAAAATTACCAAACACAACTCTGTTGCCTACTATATCTAAAGCTTTAGCTTGTAATGGTACTTGATCAAAAACTCTAGTTGTTTGATCCTCTGGTAATACTTGAAATGGTTTTTCTGATTTATAAATATATTTAAAACATTGTCTATAATAAGTGTTACTACCTGCAGAAGCTGGTTTAATTGTATAGTAATCTAACTCATCAGCACTAGCAGGCAGTTCTAAATTTTTTACAACTTTTATAGCTCTACTATTTGCTTCTTTTAATACTACTTGTATTTCACTTATATTATATGGATTAGCATATGTGTTATTAAAATCATCACTAGTATGACCTCTTTCGTCTGCGTTTGGTATAGGTATTCTTAAGTTGACTTGGTTTATAGCATTTTGCATTATATCAACTTTAGTTTTTCTAGTAACAAATCTGTCGCTAATAGAAACGTCAGGTTCATTTGATGTAGAGTTTCTAGCATCTTTATCAAACTCTAACTGACCGTTGTTTAAAGGTTCAAAAACTATTTGTGTAAACGGAGCAAAAACAGAATATTCACCATCTTCATATTTGTATCTATAAGAAAACCTAACAAAATTTTCTTTTAAATAATCAGATTTAATATTACTATTTGTTTTATCGTTTACATTATCTGCGGTAGCTGTGTTGCTTTCTGCCCAGTAACCATTTCTATTTAATAATTTTATAGGTTCATACGGAGCATATTTAGCTATACTTATTTGGCTTTCATATTGATAATGTGAAGAGTTTCTTAATGCTTTTTTTATATTTATTTTTCTTGGTTGATTATAATCGTCTGTAAAAAACAATAAATCATCTAATACTTGAGCACCAGTAATTAAATGATTTTTACTAAAGTTTAACCAAGCGCCTTCTACTAAAGTGTGTAGTTGTTCTGACTCAATATCGTATAACATTATTTGACAATTGTCTGTAGAAGAGTTATCAAAACTATTTGATCCAGCACCTTTAGCTCTAGGTATAAGCCTAATGTTTTCAGTTGTTGGTGAAGTTCCAGCGAAGTTAGTAACAAAATATACTATTCTTTTTTCTTTAGTATCTGTCACTTGACCTATAACCTCAGCATCACCACTTAATGCAAATGATGGGTTTGATAAGTGTACATTTTGTATAAGATTACCTTTAACTGTTTCTAATGCGCCAACATCTGAATCTTCTGACTCAGATAATAATACATTTTGAGCTTCACGATATTCACCTTTAGGTATAAGTCTCTCATCGAGGTCTTTGTTCATTCTACCCTTGGTAAAGTTATTAGTTATATTTGGCATGTTTAATGTTTGATATGTTTAGATTTACCTCTCATTACTTGAGTAAGCTCACCTAGTTTTAAACTTGATAATCTTAATTTAGCGTTACGCATTGCAGCTCTTCTGTCTCTTTTTGCTCTCATTATTTGAAACTCTGGTATACCAAGTTTAGTAGATATTATAGCGTGATATATGTATTTATATATAGCATCTTCAGCCATTTTATGTATTTTCATTTCATTATCAGTAGCTAAACCATCTGATACATACTTTAATGTTATTGTTCTACCAGCTAGCGAGCTATCAAAACCAAACTGACCATTTACTTCATCAACAATAAATACACCGTTTATATTGCTTGTTTCAGGATTTAAACCATATCTACCAGATTTAGTTTGTAATCTATTTGCTATATAGTGTACGAATAAATAATAATCATCTTGATTATTTGTTTTACCTGAAAAAGTATCAAGTTGAAACTGATTTGTAAATCTATCTTCAGCAACACTAGGGTTAACTGTTAATGTATTACCTTGTGCATCAAACAAGTAGTTAGCATCCGCGTCTTGCGCTATAGCTTCACTAGGTCTTGACGTAAATCTTGCAGGCATTATTGGATGTTCTATACCAGCTGTATCTAACCAAGATAATCTAACATAATGAACATAGTCTTGTGGCATTGGTATTGTTAATGTAGGAGGCACATCAACTTCTTGTATTTTTTCTACACGTTTAATATCATAACTAAATTCTTGTATACCTCTTTTTGCTTGGAACAACACATCACTTCTACTTACATTATTTAACACTTTACCATTACCAGTGTATCCATATATAAAGTTGTTTACAATATCTAAAAGTTTTATATATCTATAATCACCTAAACTTCTATCAACAAACTCTACTATTACTATATCGTCTTCTGTTAAACCAGAGTTAAAAGTTATAGTAGGTGATGAATATGAATACGTGTTAGTTAATGCTTCAACGCCGTTAACAAATACTAAAAACCCATCAGTTGATGCTGGTGGATTATCTACTGTTAAACTAAAAACAGTCTGACTTGCTGTCGCTATAAATTTTTGACTACTGTTATAATATTGTTCTGCAGTAGTTGTTCCTAATAATCCCATGTTTTATTGATTTTGTTTTGCTATTGCGTTACCTTGTGCTAATTGTATAGCGCCTTGTAATACTTCTGGATTTTTAACTACAAATCCACTGTATGCTAATACGCTAGATATAACTTCTGTTTCTTGTGATTTATGTAAAGTAAAATCAGTTGAACCTTCAGTTGAACTACTATATAAATCCTGTGTTCTTAACGTTAATACTACAGGAGATAAACTACTACTAGGCATAGCTACGTTACTTATGCTTATAGTATCACCTACAGAAAAACCACTACCAGCAGCGGTAAACTCAACACCTGTTACTGTGTTACCTACTACTGTTAAATTAAACGAAGCTCCAGTTCCTGATCCGCTTGTTGTTACACCACTATCTCCAATTGTGAAACTATATACTTGACTTGTAGTTATGTTTGTAATGTTTGTACTTATAATGTTTGTTGACTTAGTGCCTAATATAATACCACCTTCAACAAAAGGGTTTGGATCATATATATTTATACCATAAGTAGTATCTGTTGTATAACCAAATCTAGGTTCTTGCGGCATCTTTATATATTGCAGTACTAAGTTTTTTATTGTTTGTGGGTTTACAACTAATGAATTATCTGTTTGATAATATACTGGAAAGTTAACTGATGGTACAGTTAATGGTGAAGAGTTTAAATATGGTAATCTGTTTTTATCTATTTTTTCTATCTTTGTATTACCTGATACTAAATCTAATATCTGGTATACATTTGATGGTAATGCAAATAAGTTACCATTTAATTCAGATAAAGTATGAGTTGCGTAAAACTCATCTATTTGTTCTTGTATTTTACTAGGAATATCAGCGAAACCTTCGTTTGTACGATTAACGTTTTCAATATTTAAAAACTTATTATAATCATAAAACAATTTATCTAACATTTCTAACTGTACTTGTCTAGCAATATTATTAAACTCATAAGGAGTTAAATAACCTCTTTGTTCTTTGTTTAGTATAGACAAGGCTGTTTTATATACTTGGTTTACGTTAATTGCCATATTATATTTTTTATAGTAAGTGGTCACCTATAGAGATGACCACCTCTATAAATGATTATTATTTTAATCTTTTTTCAACTGTTTTAAAAACATCAATACCATCGTCTGTTTTAAACCATGCAGCTAATGCTGAATATGGGTTTTCATCAAACGGTACAGTAATTAATTTTTTACCAGTTGATTGCCATTTAAATGTTCTTTGATCTTGAGATAATTCTATAATGCCAGCTTCAACAGCTCTAATACCTGTATTTCTAACATTAATATTATCATCATTAGCAAGTTCTAAGAACAATTGTGGTTGGTTTTGAGCAAATACTAATAAGTCACGTTTAAGTTCCTTAGAAGTCATCTTAGTAACCTCTCTACCAATCTCTGTTCTTAATATAGCTTCAGCTTGATCAACATCAATGGTTTTTGCTAAATTCATAGCATCTAATTGTAGTTCGATAATATCAAGATCAGTAGTAGCTATCTCATCAGCGTTAAACTCTTTGAATATTGAACCTCTACCTGGGTGATACAAAGATAAAAACTTTTGTAATGCAACTTTTTCTTTTTCAACAAATAGTTTACCATTTCTAAATATAATGTGGCCTAACTTTGAGTGACCTTTCATTTCATCTACAAACGGAGTTTGTTGGTTTCTTGCATATTTAATTTCTCTTTCGTATCCTTTTTCTTTATCGAAATAAAATAATCCTCTTGATTTTATAATATAGACAGGAGGATAGCTGTCCATTTTAAGCTCATATAATCTATCTTTAACTTCCCATTGTGGTTGAGCTACCACAGGGGTTTTTTTCTTTTGTTTTTCCATGATATAATATAATAAAAATTAAAAAATATAAAGAGCTAGGGTGCCGAAGCACCCAACTCTTTAATAAATATACTACTTGAATAATACGAAATTATTAGCAGCTTGTACAACTAAACATCTTTCTGATAAGTAGTTGATTTCCATCTTATCGATGTTTGAACTTGTAGGTCCACCTACAGATCCAGTCACCCAAGACTTCATCTTTCTATCATCAGCTTGAGATGCTCTATATCTAACGTGTAAGAAAGGTCTTCTTACGTTAGCAGCAACTTGCTGGTCATATACACTAGAAGTACCTGCAGGTATTAATACACCTTTAATATCTCCTAATAATCCTCTTGTTGAAGAGTCATTTAAATATTTCCAGTCAGTTTTATAGAAGTCATAACCGCCTCTTCTAAATCCTGTAAATCCAAGGTTAAGTGCCATATCTTCTGAGTTTTCAAATACTCCGAAAGCAGTACCACCTTGAGCACCAGCTGATAGGTTAGCTAAGAAGTCATCAATGAAAAGATTAGAAGCTCTATCAAGATAAAGCATGTTTTCTTCAATTGATCCTTGTTTATCTAACTCAGCAAGTAATAGATCAAACTCATCTAATTGATCTGCAGCTGCAGAAGTCGCAGAGTCAAAGTTGTTTGTTGATACTATACCTCTTGATTCAATAGCAGCAAATAAACCTTCAGAACCACCTAGTGCATTACCAGAAGCATCAGATAATGATACGCTTGGTTTTACAGCTTCAACCATTACCATTTCTAAGTAATCGTTAAATCTTGCTCTAGTATCTCCAGAAGATTTTAAGTACCATAAGTAACCGTTTTGTCCAGCTTCACCAGCAACTTCTACCCAGCCGATTTGTGCTGTGTCAGAACCGTTGATTTCAAAGTGATCTTTGATGATCATTGGTTTGTTAGTGAAAGTTTTGAACTGAGGCTCAATAGCACCTGCCATTTTGTCAGTACCTTTTGCAAATTCAGAACCATATACAAAGAAGCTTATTGATAAATCTGATACATCATCAATGTTTGATAATGCAGCAAAGTTAGCAGCAGCATAAGGTTTTACTAAGATGTAAACATCTGTAACCTCTGTTACTACACCTTTTTGTACTGAAGCGCTGTTTGATGCGTGAGCAGCAAATTTAATTGCAACTGTAGCACCAACTCTTACTGGGCATGTAGCCGCTGTGTAAGACTCAGCCGCGCCTGAATCAGCATTAGTTAATGAGCTAACTAAAATTTTGTTAACTCCTGTGTTCATTTGTGCACCGAAAGCTAAGTGTAGTCTACCTTGTTCTGACCAAATAATTTGATCTGACTGTAAAGGCTCTTCTGCACTTAACATCGATAAAAATCCAGATATAGTTCTGTTACCATATCTGTCTACTTCCTGCTCATATAGATCAGGTAAGTATTGCTTAGTCCAGCCATCGTTTTGAATATCTAAATAGTTTGAAACTAGCGGTACTTGTTTGTACGCTGGTGAAACTATTGAACTCGCACCTGGGCCAGAAAAACTAACATTTGTAGCCATAATTTTCTAATTTTTAAAGTGTTTGTTAATAATTTTTAAGTCGCTTTGAAGCAGTAGAACTATTATCGCCGCTTATAACTCTCACTTTTACGCCGCCAGTATCAACTATACCATCAGCTGTTTTTCTATCCATATTAATATTTTTAGACTCAGCTGTTATAGTTTTTAAAGCATCAGCTTTACCTTGTTCATAAAAGTGCGTTGCTAAAGCGTCAGCGTTTCGTGCAGCAAATAAAGACTTGTGATAACCTTTAGCATCTCCTAATAAGTTATCCTCATTGATATATTTACTAAAAACTTTCAATACATCGTTCTGAGCTTCTTTAGTTTGTTGCACATCTTTAACGTTGTAACGATACTTTTTGTCCCCAACTTGAAAATCAAAACCTTTGAAGTTCTCATTAAAAACTTGATCAGTCTTTTTATTAAAGTGTTGTGTTTGCTTTGCGGTTAGTTCGTTAACCTCGGCTTGCTCTTTATTATAACGGTTGAAAAAGTCAATTGCCTTTTGTTGTTCCGGCGCTAACTTAGATCCCAACTTGACATCTTTGTAATATTGCGCTTTCATGTTTTCCAAATGGTTTTTGGCTTGTGCAACAGCTTCTTTATAAGCAAGCTTTTTTCGCTTTACGTCCCTTGGTTCATCTGTCTCTTCGTCGTAGCTAAAATTATCTTCTAACATAAAATTAACTTCTTCTGAAGACAAATGAGGTTTTGTAGATTTGTAGTACTCTCTCAAGAGCGCTTCGCTGTCTACATTTGAGTAATCCGCGTTGAGTCGAACGTAGTCCTCTAACGTTCCACCAGTCTCATTCATAAACTTTACAAGTTCTTGTATGTTTTCTGGTAGTTCCACTTCTGGAGTTTTATCTTCAATTTTTTCTTCAACCTCTTCAACTACTTCTTCAGTAGGCTCAGGTTGCTCTTCTTCCTCTGTTATTTCTTGTAACACTGGAGTTTCTTCCTGTTCTGGTTGAGTAGTTTGTTCAACTACTTCTTCAACAGGTTTATCTTCAACTTTTTCTTCAGCAACTTTTTCTTCTTGTTCATTGCCAAGTTTAGTTAAATCTACTTTGTAAGTACCGTCTTCCTGGAAGCCAGTATCTTTTTTTGGTTGTTCAGCTTTAGTTTCTTCAACTTTAGTTTCTTCAACTTTAGTTTCTTCAACTGACTGATCAACCGCTTCTTGTTTTTCTGCCATAATATAATATTATAAAATTAGTAAAATTATCTTGGATCAAATTGTTCCAAGCCAAAACCACCTAAATTGTCAAAGCCTTTTGACTCAAACTTTTTAGCTGGTAAGTCTTTTTTTCTTTGATCGATTAACTCAGACTGTTGACTAGCTTGTATTCTAGTACGCTCGTCTTTACGATCTTCTTTGTATTTCTCTTTATCTTTAATCACTTGTCTTTCGCTATCTTTAAGCTTCATATTAAAATCAAATTCTGTTTCCATTAATTGCATTTTAATTTGAGCTTCTCTTTCCATTTTTTTAATATCAAACTCTAACTGAGCTTGGTTAACACTAATCTTACTTTCAGCTAGTGCTTGTTCTTTTTGCATTTCAGCTTGCGCAGCCGCTTGTGCAGCTTGAGCGTTAGAGTCTGATTGAGCTTTTATATTTTCTTGTTGTATAGCTCTATCTCTATCTTGTTTTTTCTTTTGTCTTACTTTTAATAACTGATTAGCAAGTTTTAAATTTTTAACCTCTCTAATATCAATAGCATCTTGCAGACCAATTTGTTGTTGCTGCATTGCCATTTGTATATTGTTTTCTAATCTTTGTTTTTCTTCTTCATCAGGCGCTAACTCTAAGAATATACCAAAATCATGTAAGTGTAATTCCTTAACTTGGTTTAATGTACCTACGTTGAATCTACCTAATGATAATATAAATTGATTTTTAGTGTTAGAATATTCTAATACATCTGATATTCTTAATGATACTGCTTCAGCTGTTTTTAAAGCTAGATAAACACCTGCTTGTAATACGTGTCTTGTAGCTGTATTACTATTAGCTGCGGCTAGTTTCTGTAAACCAACTAGTGATTTTTGATCTGGCATACTACCATCTCTAGCTTCGTTTAATCCGGTTACATCTCTTATCATTTGTAAATAGTAGTTGTATGATTGTATTAAACTAGATATTTTACCTTGACCTCCACTTGATCTTAATTCTTGTATAGGCATTTTACCTTGATTAAAATCACCATCTTGTGTCATTGATCTACCAATAACACTACCAGTTTGGAAATACATGTTTAATGCTTCTTGTGGATTATAGTTTGTGCCATTACCTAAATCTATTTCAGCTAAACCATCTGCATCAAGATAAACACCGTCTGGTACTACTCTTGACATTACTTGTTGTAGTTTTAAATGTGTTAACTGTATCATGTCAGCAAAAGTAATCATACGAGCTACTAAAGACTCTGGTCTACCTTTATACATACGTGGAGCAACTATATTATAACTCATAGCTACTTTAGTAATATCTGACTTAGGTCTTGTCATGTTTTCACACATTTTCCACTCTAGCAAAGTATCATAACCTACAATTTTTGTACCGCTGTATAATACTTCTATTGCTCTTGAAACTCTTTGAAATCTAGCTCTTTGATCTTTTGGCGGATTAAATGTGTCATCTTTTTTAAGTGCTTTATCACCACCGCTACTAGTTTGTTTTACTTTATAAACTTGATGATGAAAAGTTTTATATTCAAAATGTAAAACGTTTACGTATCCTTTTTCGTTACTGTCTTGTGGGTAATATATATATCTATCATACGTAGCACTTTCATATCTCTTTTCAATTTCTTCTAACTCTTCAGTAGTTAAGTTAGGAAATTGTTTAGCTAAATCTTTTATCTGTACTCTTTTAACTTCACCAACATAATATAAATCATCAAAATATGGAGACTCACTATAAGAATAAACTAAGTTAGTAGGATCTATATATTCTAATTTTATACCTTCTGCAGTATTAAAACTGTTTTTACAAGCAGCAATACCTAAAACAGTTAAATCATAATCTAATCTTTTCTTAATTAAATTATACTTATTTAAACGCATTACATTGTTTATAGCTTCTTCTTCAGCTATTTCAATTGATTGCTTGTAATCGAGCTGCATGTGAACCGCAAGCTCTTCGTCATTTTCTGGTAATTTTTCAGGATCGTTGTTAAAAGTATTTATAGCTGTTTCATCAACAACTGTTTGTTTAAAACTTTTAAACCTCATATCCTCTAGCATAGCTTCTATATACTCTGTTCTCTCTTGTGCTGCTAATGGATCAATTGAAAAAGCTTTAATATCGTACAACCTATCGTTTATACCATTAACTACTATATCTACAAATTTAGGTATAATAGGTACTGGTTTCCAGTCTAAGTTTAAATAGCTTAAGTCACCATTAATTGATAACTCATCTTTATATTTTTGTATTGATTGTTCTCCTCTTGCGTATAATCTAAGTTCATGATTACGCATTTGCATATCATAATATCTATCGCTACCGCTGTCGCGTTTAAACCACTCGGCTTCTATGGCTCTTGCAACTTGCAAACCATATTCTTTACTAGACTTCTCAGCGTCAGGCACTGCCTGGCTTGGAAATGTAGACTTTTTTTGCGTTTTAATCATTAGTTATTATTTTTGATAACATACCTTTATTGTCGTATTTAGTAAAACCAAACTCTACTTTGGCTTGAGTTCTTGCTGGTTTAGGGTGATATAAGTTTTTATTACAAGCCATTATAGCAAGACCTGAGCTAATAGTAGCATCAAACCTTGTTCTATTATTTATGTCAAACTTTGACCAATCGTTTAATGTTGTATTAAAATTTATATTACCGTAATCACCATTTTCTTTTAAACCTACATGTTGCTGTATATAACTTTCAATTGCAGCAGCATGAGCTTGTTTAATATCTTCGCTTGAGTTTGGTATACCGCCAACTTCTTTTTCAGCTGTTGATAATTTATTCCATAATTTATCTGGTCTGTTCATTGAGTAACCTCTGTAACCTCTACGTTTTAAATAATATAAAAGTCTAGGTTTATTGTTTTCTGCTAATAATGGCATACCATAAAATACTAATGCCATCAATACATCTTCAAAAAACATTTCAGCTGTAGCTGGTCTAGCTACATATTCAAGAAAAAAAGTATTAGGTGGAGCGTCTTCCATGCTAAACTTAGTTAAACCGTGTAAAGCACCTTTTGATCCTTGATTATCTACAGTTCCTGATATATCATAACTATCACAACCAAAAGCTCCTATGTGTTCGTTGCCTGGATATTTAGTACCATTTTTTATAAAATAACTGTTTTGTAATTCAAGCGGAGGTACCCAAGCTATATTAAATCTACCTGTTTTGTCTGGATAAAATTTTACTTTAGTATCTTTTATACCATCTTCCCAAACAAAACTACCTTGTATAGGTTTAGGATTTATTTCATTATAATCTATTTGCTCGTATATCTTTACTAAATTAAATATACTATTTTTAGTTTCATCTCTGAAAGCATGTTCTTCAGTTCTTGGAAACTGTCTATAAAATTCATTTAAAGCATCTTGATCATTTTTTAAACCATCTGCTTCGTTTTGCCAATGCGCTATAACACCTATATCTATTATATCGCCATAAGGTCCTTCAACCTCTGTGTCTGGCGTTTCCAATACAGGTAATCCAAAAGAATCAATGAATCCTTCGTAGTTCCATTCCATAGGTATGAACAAACTATATAGTCCCGAGCTAGTCTGTCCGTTGCGGTTTCTTTTTGTGACGTCTGAGTCATAGTATAATTTTTTAAATTCATTACCGCCTTTATCTAATGAGTTGCTTGTTGAACCCATCATACACTTACCAATAATTCTACTACCTAATCTTAATGTTGTTTTCGTGACACGCCAGTTGTTGAGGATGTTGTTCGGCCGCTCCCACTTCCCCGACTCATCATGGACGAGGAGTTTAAGCTTCTCTCCATCGTAGGAGTTGTCACCTGTATTCTTCCAGTCGATGGTGGTGTCCAGTCCTGTGAGCTCCTCGGGCCTCTCACTCGTACTCGTGATTTTACGTCTAGTAAGTCTGGATGCGGGTACACGATAGGCCAGTTCGGTTTTTGGTCGATCCATACCATCTTGTATCGGTTTGAAAAAGAACGGATAGTTAACGGATATTGGAACGACTTTATCAGTAAACATCTTTTTTGCATCTGGCCCAGACTTGGATAATATTCCAAACCTAGCATCGCTTGATATGGTTGCCATATTAACAGTTTCCCCTGATGCCATAAAGGAGAACCCAGATCTTCTATTTTTAAGATAGCACATTCCGTAACATCTGGTATCCGCTTTACAAGCTTCCCAGAAAATGTAGAATAATCTATTTGCTTCCCTAAAGTCTGGGTGCCCGACATCAATCTTACTCCACTGCAAGTAGACATAGTGAGTGCCAGTAATGTAAGTAGGCTTATCTTTGTTATAAAACCAAAAGCCTTCTTCACGTTTTTTAAATTCATCATCAATATAATCTTCGTATTTATCTTTAAAACTTTTAGGATATTCTCTCCAATCAAATATCGTGTTTATTCTTTTCAGCTGATCTGGTATAGGTGTTACTTCCCACTTATTATTCTTAAATTTGTGTACTTGTTTAGGTTGTTTAGGTAAAGCTATTTTTAAATTTTGTATTTCATATATCTCACCTATCATACCTGTTTTAGATATAACTACAACATCATGTTCTTTGTTATATCCATATTTCCACTTTTTAGACTTGTTTAAACGTTTGATCGTATTAATTTTAATAGGATCTATTACTTCATATAATCCCATTATCTTGATCTTCTTTCAGCAAAACCTGTAAATGATTTAGGTTTGTCTTGTTTAGGTTTATCCTCTAATATAGCTTTTTCTTCTTCAATACGATTTAATATTTCAAACGCATCGAATATAGCTAGCTTTTTTGTTGCTGCAGCATTTTTTAATCTATCAGCTGAAACATCATCATCACTATCAACTATTTTTTCTTTAGCTACTTTTATTAATTCATCAACAGCTTTGTAGCCAGCTTCTATTATGTTTACTTTTTTCTTCTTCGGATCCATATTCAATTGTAATAAAATGTTCTAAAACTCTATATAATTTCTCGTTGTCTATAGTAAACTCATACTCACTGCTAGGTCTAAAACCTACTAACTTACCTTGGTGCTTACCGTATTTAACTACACCCATTAATTCTTTATCAATAGGTTTAACAAAACAATAACCATCAATAGCTTTCCACTCTTTGTCTCTTTTATAAGCGTATATCTGATCTACATTTACTTTATATAAATCATCACTTATCCAATTAGTGCTATTACGTTCTTTACCTCTAGCATCGTGCCATCTTCTAAAAACGTTATGATGTATTATAAGTGTATCACCAACTTTTATTTTTGTTTTAAAGTTACTTGGTAAACCTACAACAACAGCCTCTCTGCTTATATACTCGTGACTAAATATTTCACTATTTAATATAAGCTCTTTATCTTTTATTTTTTTAGTATTATTGTATCTTGAGGTTTTTGGTTTTACTAAAAAATAAAACGTACCTTTCATTAATACTCTAAGTTATACTCTACAGATATAGCCATGTTTTTATTAAAATCTTTCCACGGTATAACGTCATTATTTTTTTCAATAAATACACTGAACTTATCTTTAGACTCTACTATATCACATATTATATGACCTCCGTAAACCTCTTGGCCTACGGAGTAGTGCATAGCATCGTTTTTATAATCTCGCCCAATGCTAATTTTTCTTATTAACTTCGCCATCTTCAGAGTATTTTAAAGCTCCATCAGTTATACTTACACTGACTTTACCATATTTGTCTTCTAGTTTTTTATTAAAAGCTTGAAGCTCTGCTCTACATTTAAATGCATAATTTGCAGCGTCTAGCTTTTGCATCTCTATATTACCTAACTGTAATTGTGAGTTATTAATAGCTTGGATAATACCTTGCATATCTTTTAACTCTGTACTTGTTATTTTTTTTGCTTTATTTTTAGCCATAATTTTTAAATTTAATTAGATTTTCTTTTTTTATATATCACTCAATTGTCACACTTTTTACTTTTTCTTTGGTGGATTATCAATAAACCAGTTCTTATAACACTCACGTTTCATTAATATATATTCTAAGTAAGCGTCTATTTTTGCTTTCCAGTCTTTGTCTACAGCTGGGTTTATAATACCTGATTTAGGATTAGAAAATGTTTTATTAATAAATTTTTTACCATGTTGTTGATGATAAAATAAATGATTATTAATACAATAAAACGATCCTCTCTGTATATTATTCCAAACATCTATTGGTTGTGTATACTTACCTAATACTACAGCGTATGCACAACTTTCACTAATATGTGTTGTGTATACGTTTTCAGCTTTTTGTAAATAATAATACATATTACAGTCTCTAGGTAATATACACTCTTCACCAAAAAAGTCTTTTAACTCACCTATAATTTGATGAGTTGTTATTGGGTGTGGTTTAAAATAAACATCATCACCATGTTGTTTTTTAATAAACTTTAATTTATTTAAACATACATTTTCCCTAACTTTGTTTGATCCCGGTAGTACAACTATGTTGTTTTTAAAATCATACGACTTACTAACATCTCTTCTGTCAGTATATTTGTTACTATCGTTTTTTACAACTTTATTAATTAAGTAGCCAGAGTAATCTACTTCTGGAAAGTTAGGTTGCTTTTGATCATACCAAGCATCTACTAACTGTTCGTTTCTTAATTTATAATTTAAAGGTTGTAAATAAAAACTACCTGCATATTCCGTATATGCTAATGTTCTAAAATATGGCATTTCTTCAGCCATAACATCGTAGCTAGACTCAATGCCCATTTCACTACATCTCCTCTTTAAATAACCTTCAACTTGTTCTAGGTCATAAAGGCTTTTTGATTTTTTTAAAGGACCTATACGTTTGTCTAGTTCCTTTTTATTAAACATTTCCATAAAATTAAATTTGATTATTGATATTATATTAGTTACATGTTTCTACACTTTTCTACCTACCATCACTAAAAGGCTTGTTACCAAGCTGTCCATGTTTATCTGTAGAAAATATTGCAGTATTTAAAGCGCCGCCAGTAGAAGTAGCAAAAGCAAGCTGATACCAACCAGTAGTTGTAGAATAACCAGTACTAAACGTAGTAGTTGTTGTAAACGTAGTAGTGGTATTAAAAGTAGTGGTAGTATTAAACGTAGTAACTGTTGACGTACTAGTATTGAACGTAGTTAATGTACTAGTATTAAAAGTAGTTGTTGTGTTAGTACTAGTATTAAAAGTTGTTGTAGTAGCTGTACTTGTATTAAACGTTGTAGTAGTAGCCGTGCTAGTATTAAATGTGGTAGTAGTAGCCGTACTTGTATTAAACGTAGTCGTAGTATTTACATTTGTACTAAAAGTTGTTGTAGTAGAAGTAGAGGTATTAAATACAGTTGTTGTACTTACGTTAGTACTAAAAGTAGTAGTCGTTGATCTGTTAGTGCTTCTGCTAGTTGCAAACGTAGTAGTTGTTGACGTTGACGTATTAAAATTAGTAACAGTAGTAGTACTAGTATTAAACGTAGTAGTTGTACTCTTACTAGTTGCTGTACTTGTGTTAAATACTGTTACGGTAGCAGTGCTTGTGTTAAACACTGTAGTTGTTTGTGTATTAAATACTGTTGACGTAGATTTACTAGTAGTAGTACTTGTGTTAAACGTTGTAGTATAAACAGTAGTAGTTGATCTTTGAGTTGGCAAGCTTTCATCACCTGCAGCTGTAGTTCTGCTTGTACTAACTACCGTATTAGTAGTATATACAGTTGACGTAGTATAAGTAGTTATAGTTGTATAAACTGTGCTAGTACTTCTACTCGTACTAAATGTTGTAGTTGTATTTCTATTAGTACTTACTGTTGTTGTTCTACTAGTAGATGTTGTTCTACTCGTGTTAAACGTTGTTACTGTCGAAGTACTTGTGTTAAATACTGTATTAGTAGTATATGTAGTAGTAGTGCTCCTACTCTCTGTAGTACTTCTTGAAGTAGCAAAAGTTGTAGTTGTACTTTTATTAGTACTTATAGTAGTTGTTCTACTTGTAGCTGTAGACTTACTAGTGTTAAATGTAGTAACAGTACTAGTGCTCGTATTAAATGTAGTTGACGTAGTATACACGGTAGTAGTACTCCTACTTTCAGTAGTATTTCTATTTGTAGAAAAAGTAGTAGTAGTAGACTTATTAGTTGTTCTACTAGTATTAAAAGTGGTGGTAGTACTTTTACTTGTTGAAAAAGTAGTAGTAGTACTTCTTGATGTAGCAAATGTAGTTGTATAAGTAGTTACAGTTGATGTGCTTGTATTAAATGTAGTAGAAGTTGTATATACAGTACTTGTAGTATAAACTGTACTTGTATTTCTACTTGTACTAATAGTTGTTGTTCTACTTGTAGAAGTTACAGTACTTGTATTAAATGCTGTACTTGTAGTGTACGTAGTTGTTGTATTTCTTGTTTCAGTAGTGTTTCTACTAGTAGAAAATGTTGTTGTCGTTGTTCTAGTAGTAGATACAGTTGTTGTTCTACTAGTACCTGTCGTCCTGCTAGTATTAAAAGTTGTAGTAGTACTATACTCTGTTATAGTATTACGACTTTCACCAGTGTTTCTAGACGTATTAAAAGTTGTAGTAGTTGCGTATACAGTAGTTGTATTTTTACTTGTTCCAGTAGATCTAGACGTATTAAATGTAGTCGTAGTATTATAAGCTGTTGTAGTATTAAATGTTGTAGTGGTGTTATAAGATGTAGTTGTGTTTCTACTTTCACCAGTGTTTCTACTTGTATTTCTAGTTGTATTAAATGTAGTTTCTCTATCAGTTTCTCTAATAGTATTAAAAACAGTAGATGTAGCATATACTGTATTAGTTGTATACGCTGTTGTAGTAGACCGACTAGTCGAGCCCTGCGACACATAAATCGTTATAAACGACGTCGTTGTATTTCTTGAAGTTGCTGTAGATCTACTAGTACTTGGCATCTTATAATACTTTATTAATTACTGGAATAACAACATTACCATTATCTTTTAATAACGTTGAGTAATGTGTTTTTAAATCATTTTGAACTTGATCTGTATAATCATCTTGCCAGTTATAACACTGGATAATTATTAAATCATATTTTTTTACACTATCATATGTTAACATATTTGGAGTGTGTGTTATAGTTATATCTTCACTTAAATAATCTATATAGTTTATTAAATCTTGATTATCATCTATAACATCTAAACTTTTTACGTTTTTATTTTCTATAATATACTGAGCTTTATAACCTCCATGTATACCTATCATTAAAACGTCAACATTTTCCCACGTTATGTTTTCCCAACATGTAAAATAATTACACGCGTCATTATCACCAAACCAACATGTAGCTTCAGTATCTAAATTATGATATACAGCTCCATCTTCAAATGTAATAGTTGCTGCGTCTGGTTTGCTTCTACTGTCATCAAATTCACAAACTTGACTTGTTTTTGTTACAGTAAAACCTGCTCCGTTACGTGTGTTTATTAAGTTTTCATTTACTATCATATCGTTTTATTTATCTAGGTCCACCTGGTCCATCACCACCATCTCCACCGCCTTCACAAGCTGTCACTCCAGTTACTAAACCATTGTTGCCTACAGTTATAGCGTGTGATGCTCCGCTAATAGCGCTACTACCAATACCATAATTACCTGAAGCTAATGGGTTTGTACCACCTGAGTTAGTGTATAAGTAATCATTAACTTGAATAACTTGTGACGAACTATTACCACTACCAACTTGTCTATAAACAACAAAGTTAAGTGATGCAGTACAAGAGAAGAACGAGAATACTTGAGCGGCACTTCTATATCTAGTTTGAAGAGCTGCAGCAGTGTTAAACGTTGTTATAGTGTTAAACTGTGTAAGCGTGCTTGTACTAGTAAATTTAACTTCTTGTGTACTTGTATTAAACGTCGTAGTAGTGTTTCTACTTTCCGCTGTATTTCTACTTTCTGTTGTAGATCTACTAGTAGAAGCAGTAGTATTAAACTCTGTATCATTACTTACTTCAAACGTAGTACTATATGTTGTACTTGTAATGTATGATGTAGTAGTACTTCTACTTTCACCTGTACTTCTACTTGTAGCAGTTGATCTGCTTTCAGCTGTACTTCTACTAGTATTAAATGTTGTAGTAGTGTTAAATGCTGTAATTGTACTTCTACTTTCAGTAGTACTTCTACTAGTATTAAACGTAGTACTAGTTGTATAGCTAGTAAGTGTGCTTCTGTTTTCTAATGTACTTCTTGAAGTGTTAAACGTAGTAGTAGTGTTGAACGCTGTAGTTGTACTAGTGTTAAATACAGTTGTAGTAGATTTAGTAGTATTAAACGTAGTTAATGTAGTATATACTGTTGATGTAGTTCTACTCTCTGTTGTGTTTCTACTTGTACTAAATGTTGTAGTAGTAGTAAATACAGTTGTAGTACTTGTATTAAATACAGTACTTGTATTCCTAGTTTCTGTAGTGTTCCTACTTTCAGTTGTGTTTTTTGAAGTAGCAAACGTAGTCGTAGTACTTCTATTTGTTATTCTACTGGTATTAAAAGTAGTTGTAGTTGTTGTGCTAGTATTAAACGTTGTAGTTGTTGATCTATTAGTGCTAAACGTGGTTGTATATACTGTTATAGTTGATGTACTAGTATTAAACACTGTGTTTGTAGTATATACAGTTGTAGTAGATCTTGACTCAGTTGTATTTCTACTTGTTGCAAAAGTTGTTGTAGTACTACGAGTTGTATTGAAAGTAGTTGTAGTATTAAACACTGTAGTCGTGCTTGTATTATACACGGTGTTTGTAACTGTACTTGTGTTAAAAGTAGTGGTTGTAGTGTATACGGTAGTTGTGCTTCTACTTTCAGTTGTATTTCTGTTAGTACTAAATGTTGTCGTTGTACTACGTGTAGTATTAAACGTAGTTGTTGTATTAAACGTAGTTGTAGTACTAGTATTGTAAACAGTATTAGTAACCGTACTAGTGTTAAACGTAGTTGTAGTATTTCTAGTTTCTGTAGTACTTCTTTGCTCTGTTGTGTTTCTACTTGTTGTTGTGGCTGTAGAAGTATTATAAACAGTTGTTGTTTGACTTGTATACTCAGTTAACGTAACTCTACTTGTAGTCCTTGATGTGCTAAACGTAGTTGTATATACAGTATTTGTTGATCTAGTAGTAGATACAGTTGTAACTCTACTTGTGCTTACAACAGTATTGGTTGATATACTAGTAGGTACTGTAGTACCAAAGCTTGTAGTAGTAGATCTAGTTGTTGCAAACGTTGTTGTTGTACTCCTTGATGTTGCGAAAGTAGTTGTAGTACTTTTGCTTGTATTAAATGTAGTGTTAAACGTTGTTACAGTTGATGTGCTAGTATTAAAAACTGTTATAGTTGATCGGGATGTGTTGAATACTGTGTTAGTAAGTGTTGATGTGTTAAAAACAGTATTAGTTGTTCTTGAAGTAGATACAACAGTATTAGTTGCTCTACTAGTTGAGAAAGTTGTAGTTGTATTTTTAGACGTGCTTACAACTGTACTTGTATTTTTAGATGTGCTTACAACTGTACTCGTTGATCTTGATGTAGAAAAGGTAGTTGTTCTTGATGTACTAAAAGTAGTAGTAGTGCTTCTTGAAGTACTAGTTGTTCTTGTTGTACTAGTTGACCTCGAAGTAGTTGTTGATCTAGTAGTGTTATTAGCAGTACCGGTGCCCCAAAAATCTATTCTGTTCCACAACCAGTTCATGAGATAATTTTATGGTGCAGGATACGCGTCAAAGTTTCCTACATAGTTAATTAATACTTTAGTTGAAGATAATACTAAATATGATATTACAGCTATACCATTAGCTGTTGTATCCCAATTTATAAAACTACCACCGGGTGTATATGCCGAAGAGTCAACAGATGCTCCAGTAAAACTACCTACACTACTTGGATTGTTGCATATAACATTTCCTGCTTTACCTACGTTACCACCTAGATTAGAAAAAGTTATATTATTAGTTCCGTTTCTAAAAGTCAATGTAAAGTTATTAGTATTAGAGTTCATGTCTACAGTATGTTGATAACCACTACTAGTAGCAGTTATAGTAGTAAACGTAGACTTTTGAAAAGTAAAATCTCCAGTTACAAGGGCGTTTGATAGGATTTTTAAAGGCATATATATTATATTTAAAATAATACTGACGGCACCGAAGTGCCGCCGTATTTAATTATTATTATGAGTAAGCTACAGTTCCAGCAGTTGATCCTTTGATTGAAGTAATTAAAACTTCTATATCATTTGAAGGAGCTGCGGCAAAAGTAATTTTAACTTTACTCGTTGATGCACTGTTTGATTTATCTGTTCTAGCTACATCAGCAAAAACTGTTTCTTTTGAGCTTGAATCAAATAATTGAACAATTACATCTTCAGTACCTAAACTATGTGTAATCTCAGCATACAAGTTAGATGTAAACTGTGAATCAGATACATCTATTGTAGCATGTACAGACTTAGCAGCTAATGTATCAGGTGTTACAGCTTTAGTAGCATTAGTACCTGTTTGAACTTCAGCAGCTGAAGCTAAACTTAATTGAGTGTTGTCAGATACAAGATCTATTGTTCCATCACTATCTTGGTAAGTAGCTGATATATTAGTTTCAGTATTACCAGTGAACATAGCACCTACAATATCCTGTACTTCTTCAGTAGTTAACTGAGTGTTAGCTGTCATATCATCAACAACAAAATCTAAAGTACCATCACCATCTTCGTATGTTACAGCTACTCTAGTTTCTGTGTTGCCAGTTACCATAGCTCCAACAGTATCTTGTATAAATTCTGTAAGAGTAGTACCGTCAACTGTTATCGCATCAGCTTCTAAAGTACCATCAATATCAGCATCACCCGATATATCTAATTCAGTACCTGTAAACTTAGCAGCTTTAATATCTTCAAATGAAGATCCTAATTTAAAATCAAACGCTTCTGTTGTAGCATTATAAGTAAATGTAGCATCATCGCCAGTACCACCTTCAAGTGTAATACCAGCACCATCAACAACCGCTGATGTACTGTTACCACTATCAAGTACTATGTTATGATCATTAAGATTTACTGTAGTTGAGTTTACTGTTGTAGTAGTACCTGAAACTTGTAAGTTACCAGTTATTACTATTGTATCACCACTATCAGCACCAATTGTAATGTTTTCATTTGCTGCACCACTTGCAGATTCTAAGTTAGCTAATCTAGTTAATAAGTTTGCGTTATTAACATCTACGTCAGTGTTTGAAGTAAATGTTAAGTTTGATTGTAAGTATGACTGTAGCACACTAACATCCATTCTCTTAACAGTACCAGCGTCACTAATCATAAGTTCATCTGTACTTGCTAAACCTGATGTTAATGCTCCTTGACCAGAGATAATATCATCGTTTAACATACCGTGATGAACAGCTGCAGATGCTATTGTAGTAGCTATAGATACGTTACCTTTTGCTGTTTGTGTCTGCGTACCAGTGACATCACCTGTTAAAGCAAAGTCTGAGTCTGCTATAACAAAGTCTAAAGTACCATCTGAATCTTCATAAGTTACTGTAATACCTGTTTCAGTATTACCTGTTACCATACCACCTACAAAGTCTTCAACTTCTTCTTCAGTTAAATTTGTATCAGTTGTAAACGTTAAGTTGTTCTGCATGTATGTTTGTAATGCAGATACAGTTGTTAATTGTTCTGTTGAACCGTCAGAGTCTAAAGTTAAAAAAGAGTCTCCACTTGCAGGTGTTACTGCTGAAAACTCTGATATATCTATAGTTATAGTCGAGCTATAATCTCCTGAGTTTGTGTTTGATTGGGTTATATCTAAACCAGTTCCAACTGATATATCTACACCCGTTATATCACCCGTTGCATTAGAAGTACCTAAGCTAACCCATGCGGAGCCGTTGTAAAACTTCAATGTACCCGAGTCATATATGATTTGTCCTGTTCCAGGGTTCGACACTGAACCTTGAGCTACGTTATGTAATCGGACATTCCTAATTTCGGCTTTGTTTGTACCAATGCCAAAATCCATGTGATTTAAAATAGGTATTGCCATAGTTTTGTTTATTTATTGTTTTTGTTAATTAAAGACTTATGTATGCGTAGCCACTCTCCGCGTTTAATAAGTTTATTGTTAAATTATCTTTATCTACATAAGTAACAAGCCCTAATGCTTGTATATTGTTTATTTGTATACCACCAGACATTTTAATACTTACGTTAGGTAAATAATCTGATAAATCCAAATTATGATTTACGCTCCATGTAGCTGAAGCATTATTCTGATGGTGTTTATGTGCTGTTCCTGAAGCTTTAATAAAATCAGCAAGATCACTAACTAAATAGTTTCTAGTTACACCGGTAACATCACTACCAAGTAATTTATCATTAGCTTGTATAACCAGATCTCTATCTATGTTTTTAATCTTGGGCATTTTATTTATTCTTTATCGTTTGAAATTTTTCAGCTCCTCGTGAACCGAAATAAGCTACGTAAACAGTAACTAATAGTGTTTGTAGTAAATCTACCCAACCGGCAGATACACTAAAGCTCCACTCAAAGCTATCAAGTATTATTAATAATACCATAGATATAGTTAAGAATATTAAACTCATTGGCCTAGTGTTTTTACTTAACCATGAGTCTGATTTCATATCGCTGTCCCAACGTTTAGATACTTCTTGCATTTCAACCATATCCATTTCTAAAAGCTTCATTGCTTTTTCTTTATCTTCTGGTGGTAATACAGTATCCGGCTCTTTTTGAATTAAGTTTTTTACTAATCCAAAAACACCTGCATCTGGTAATACGTCACCGGCTATACCTAAAATACCTGGAGCGGCTTTACTCAAGAACGCTCCAACTTTAGTATCTTTAAATTTTTTCTTATCTTTACTCATACTTTACAATTATGCATGTTAATAAACCAGTTAGCAAGCTGCACATCTCTTTTAGTAGCACCCTTGCGTGACTTTAGCTTTTTAACCTTACCGCAAGTTACATCTCCACCGTAGAGTTTATTAATTCTGGCTTTGAGTACGCCGCGATAAGCTTTAGCCATTAGTGATGTTTTTTAGGCTTTTTATCTTTATCTTTATCTTTATCCTCTTCTTTCTTCTTATCAAAGCTATTAAACATGTTTTCGTTTACCTTTGAAGCTGAATAATCTGCTCTTGGATATTTCATAGGTTCACCATGTCCGTCCATAGGCGTAGGCATATCAGCCATGTTAGGTCCTTTATAAGCTTTAGGTCCATGATATTCCATAGGATGTTCCATACGTACTTGATACTCTTTACCATTTACTGTGAAAGTGTCTTTACCAGCTTTTTCAGCTTTTACTTTTTCACCTATAAATTTATTACCTTGTGGGTACATATAAGAGAATTTTTGTACATGATGTTTTTTCATAGGACCTGGGCTAACATTGTCATGCATACCCATAACCATTTTAAAAGGCCCGTGTAAACCTACATCAGTTTTTAATTTTTTAGGAGCCATCATATGAGGATATTTATGTTTCATTACATTATGATCCTTTTTTGAAGGGATAGCTATTTTGTCGTGTGAGCTAAGGTTTTGTTTATTCTTTCCTGTAAACTGGCCTTTTTTAGGATTAGGTACATGCTTATGTTTAAATCCTTCTCTCACATGAGATGGTTTAATTCCGTGTGTTCCTGGCATAATTTTAATTTTTAATTGTTAACGATCGTTGTCTTTAATCATATCATCGATTGCTTTATTAAAGACTTTATCGCTATATGATTTATTATTATAAAAAATACTTCGCTCACTAGTTGGTAAGTCTTCTTCACCTAGTAGTATGCGATATATTCTGCTAATTAATTGCGAACATTTAAATGAAGTTTTGAATATAGAAAATTTAATTGAAGTGCGGTTGCGATGTCTCCATACCTCTATCCAACCTTTGGACCGTAGTCGTTCCCATCGCTGCTTATCCCATGAGTACGTGTAAGTACCGTCGATAAACTCTTGTCTTGTAAATCTTTGTTTACAGTCGAGATATATAAGTAATTCTAAGTCGGCATCATTTAAGTCATAAGTTTTACAGGCCCATTTACGTACGAGCCTGTAATACTTGAATAATTGTATTTCTCTTAAATCAGATGCACTTAATTTCATTCGATTATTACTACATCCGAGTGTTTAATAACATAGTAATACTTATTATTAAACTCTATACCGTGGCCAGCGTGCTTATCGTACCATACTATATCACCAGCATTAATACCAACAACACTATCACCAACACTTATAATCTCTCCTTTTAAATACCTAATGTCTATGTTCTGGTCTTCAGTTAATTCTAGACCAGCTATTTTATTAGCTTTAGGTTTTATTTTATTTATGATTATGTAATTATTTACTGCTTTCATTTGTCCTCATGTTTGAAATTACACAATCAGCTGATATAATAGTACTAACAACAGATACTGCATTACGTAATGCGGACTTAGTTACTAGTACTGGATCTATGATACCAGCTCTAATCATATTAACCTTTTTACCTGTTACAACGTTTATACCTTGACCTAAGTTTAATTTATCAGGGTGAGGTATGTTTGCGTTGTCTAATATTGTTTCAAAAGGTTTGCAAATTGATTTTAATAATATTTTTTCACCTACGTTAGCAGGCTTTATTGTAGTCGATGCATTTAGTAATGCTACACCACCTCCAGGTACTATACCTTCTTGTAATGCGGCTTTTGTAGCGTATATAGCATCTTCAACTCGATCTTTCTTTTCTTTCAGCTCGATCTTTGAATTAGCACCTACAAAAACTATAGCGACTGATCCTGCTAGTATAGCTAGTCTTTGTTCTAGCTTTTTTCTTATATAAGGATTTTTGTCTTCTTTAGCAATTTGCTTCTTTATTCTTGTTACACGTTCTTGTAAATCTTTACCAGCTTTGTTAACTGTAAATACTGTTTTTTTATTATCGGTAACAACTTTAACTGCTTCGCCTAAACAATCAGGCTCTATAAAGTCAAAATCATCGCCTAATTCTTCATTTATTATTTTAGCCCCTAACACTATAGCAAGATCTTCTATAGTATCTTGTTTAGTAGGACCAAAGCCTGGTAAGTCAACTATGTTAACTTTTATATTACCTTTTACTTTATTAGCTAGTAAAGCAGCTTTAGGTTGTTGATCTAAGTCTGCTACTATTAATAAAGATCTATTAGATTTAATACAATGTTCTAATATATTTTGTATTCTTCTTATATTAGGTATTATAGAAGAAGATATAAGTACTAGTGGATTATCTAGCTCTGCTACGTTACGATCTTTATCAGTAACTAAATACTGAGATGTTAAACCTGAATCTATTTGTACACCATCAACAACATCTACATAAGTATCACCTGTTGGTGACTCTTCCATCAACACAACACCGTCTTGCCCTACTTTTTTGTAAGCCTCCGATATAATTTCACCAAGTTGTTTATCATTGTTTGTTGATATGGTGGACACGTGAGTAAGTAAACTATCATCAACGGCTTTACTTTTGTTTTCCAAAAACTTAATAACTTTGTCTGTACCGCTTTTAATACCTTCTTTAACTTCTCGTAAACTATCATACTCTGTTTCTTCAACTGTTTTTAATAGCGAATGAGCAAGGACGGTAGCTGTAGTAGTACCGTCACCTGCTTCTTTCACAGTGTTATTCGCCGCCTCTTTAATTAATGTAGCGCCTATGTTTTCAACCGGATCATATAAGACAACAGATTGTGCAACTGTTACACCGTCTTTTGTAATCACCGGTTTACCTAGCGCGTCTTCGTAAACTACGCATTTACCTGAGGCACCAAGTGTAGACTTAACCGCATTGTTCAGCTTCTCTACACCCTTAATAACTTTATCTTTGGCTTCATTGCCAAACATCAGATCTTTGACGATCTGACTAGGTTGATTATATTCCATTTGATTAAATTGTTTTTAAATTATTATTTAAATGTTTTAACTACCTTAGGTCCTGACAAAAACTCTAGACGCTTGCTGTAGTGTTCGATACTACCATCAATTGCTGACTCAGCGGACTCTATAGTTTCCCTTCTTGTTACGTCGTGCCAAACGTCATCTACGATGTCTTTGTACTCTGTTTGGTAGTAACCATTAGGTAGTTGTGTAATTCTCCAGTTCTTTTTTTCACTTAGGTGTTGCCAAAAGTCTTTGGTTTCCTCGGACACATTAGGGTTGGAGTTATCCCATGTTGTGGTTTTGTAATAAAAATAATTCATAATTAAGGTTTTTATTTTGGTTATGCGAAACATGGTTAAATGTAGAGTGGTTTCGCTTACACTCTATAAGTTAGATAATTACATAAATTTAATTTAATTTAAAATAGTGACACTTGCCTATTACTATTAAGATCTATATAGCTAATGTCATACTAGTTATAACGAGTATTTGTGTTGCCACTCTCTATACGTAGTACACTTGTATAATAAAAATGCATTTTGTAAATACCACGGGCCCACTATTTGTACATTTTTTATAAATATTTTCACATTTTACTATTATATACTTATATTTTTTATTTTTATATAACAACTTTTTACAATGTTACTACATAGTTGTATTGATAATATATATGTAACTAAAAAATTATAAAATATGTTTAACAAAGCGAGACAGTGCGGAATACTACAAAGCAAAAAAGTATTACTAAACAAACAACTTACTTTTACAAACAAAATACAAAGCATATTCGATAATATAAATGTAACTAAAAAAATAAATAATTAATACTTAAATTTTATAACTATGACTTCAAATTCAATTACTTCAAAAAGATTTGTACTAAGAAAATCACTAATCGGTTCTAATACAATCATAACATTCACTAACAAAAAAGGTGACACAGTAAAATACTCACATGATAAAGCATTTGCTATTATGAAAGATACACTTACTAAATTACCATGTTGGTTAAAGTATAAATCTTACACTGCTACTAATAATATTCCAGTAGTACTTAGAGGTAAAGAGTTAGTATAATCTAACTTTTTACAACTCGGCGTTACATTATTCTCTCGAGTATAAATACAGTTGAATCATAACTCGTCTTGGAGCAGTGGTGTGTTTCGATTACACACACGAGTACTAACAATTAAAAATAATAACTATGTTTAAATTTCATTTCAATAAAGTATACAAATACGTAAAAAGTAAACCAGTAGTCGAAATATTTTTTGATGCTGTAGCGATGGGCTTAGGTACACTAGCAGTAACAGGTATCGCTTTCATGATATTCACAATAGTAACTGGCGGAGCAGCTGATGCTAACTTTAACTGTGGAATTTGTTACTAATGAAAGATTTATTAAAAGTAATAGTAGAATTTACGTTTGTATTACTAATATTCTACTTACTATACGTTTCACTATGGATATTTTGTCCATGCTAACATAACAATTATGGCGCATATTAATACATATAAATTAAAAGTAGGTTTCAGAATATACGGTAAACACTACAATTTACTAACCAGTGAGCAAAAATCTCACGTAAACAAAATAGTCTATGAGCAATACTAGAAAATTTTCACATAACCAACTGTGGTTATCAGAGCATATAATAGATGGTATGATTTACTCACACGATTTAGATAAGTGGGTAACTGTTGAAGAATATACAGATGTACACTATGGCACGCTCTAGAAAACATAAACATAAAGTAATATCAAAGCTTACTAAAAAAGAGTTTGACTTTGAAGTGGATCAGTGGTATGCTAGATTTAATAAAGCATATTACAATATAAATACGAAAACAGTTAGATAATATAATAAAATTAAATTATGACAAACACTATTAAATTTCTTGGCGCTAATCCAAGCAACTTCAATCAACCACAAGCTGTAAAGCTTACTAAAAATGGCAAAACAGAACTACTAACGTTCGCTAAATATACAAGATACTATGATAGCGCTGACAAGCAATACAATAGTTTTAAATCATTTACTAAAATAAACAATAGAATTTATGTCTAAACAAGCAAAATACTACGATGACTTATCTGCTTTCGATATGATAGAACATCACGACTTCACTTATCAAATGTCAGATGACAATAGATACTACGAAGCAGGCAGAAGACAACTACAGTTAATCAATGAAGCTGTAGAAAAAGAATATGGTGGCTGGACTAAAGAAGTAGTCGACCACTGGAATAAGTTTGCACCGCATGGCGATGATATGTCATGGCGCAGAGAATATACAGCGGAGTAGAGCAGTTGGTCAGCTCGCGAGCCTCATAAGCTCGAGGTCGGTAGTTCGAATCTACCCTCCGCAACTAATTTTAATTTAATAACTATGGGAGATTTACATCACTTATCTTGGAAACAAGAACAAGAGATGCTTGAGAACGCATTTGTAAGACAATTGCTTATTAAGCATAATATTAAAGAAGTAACTACACAAAGACAAGCAATAAATGGTACAAGAGAGTTTGAGTTTCCATGCTCTACTTATGAAAATACTAATGAATTTTACAAGAAATGGTTAAAATCTAAAGGTAGAACATTAGATGATACACCAAGATTAAGAATAGCTTGCTTTAAATCTGGCTACGTTAGAAAACAAAATGGTACTTATTCACCATATCAGTTAAATAAAACTTATAATCAAAACAGAAGACACACTTATTTAATTGATGGTAAGCTAGTAACTAATGAATATAAAGTAAAAGCAAGAGCTTTAATATACTCTCAGCTAGCTAGATTAAACTATATGTTACAATACTATTTAAAGAATTACAATACAAATACGAATAAAGTAAGATAATATATTTGTATGAAATGTACAAAATGTAAAAATATAATACCTCCGCAGCGCCTCGCACTAGGTTACACCTCTTGCGTCTCCTGTAGCACAGTTCAACCTTATGGTTGCATACAGGTAACGTACCACAAAACCGGTAATACCATTCAGGTAGTTTCGAAGGAACAGGCGAAACGTGTAAGAAAGCTTGGCGCTAGAAGAGGTTATGGAACATGTTTAAGATAATACTATGGGAGTAAATAAACAAATACATATAGTAGCTAAAGAAATAGCAGAAGATATAACAAAACAAATCAATAAG